TGAATGCAGACCAAGACGCCGCCCTGCAGCTCGTAGCTGCCACCCTCCGTGGGGAGAGACGGGGGCGAGGCTGAGCGGGCGGCCATAGCAGGTCTGCTGATAGGTCAGGCTACCGAGCCCGACCGGGCCGCTATTGCGTGAGGTCGACAGTCCGGGTGCGGAACTTCACCCGGTACGGGATGCGCAGCACACCGATCTCACCGGATTCCGCGTCCCATTGCGCGGCGCCTTCCACGATGTCCTGGGCCAGGCCGCCCAGGGTGCGATCCGCCATCAGCAGGGCATGGGCGCTCACCCGGATTGGATCGGCCAGCACACTCAGCGGCCGGCCGCTGATCAGGATGTCGAGGCTGAACGACAGCGCCCGGTCAGAGAATGGGATGGCGTTGATCTGTGGATCTTCGCTCCTCGGCTGAATCACGATCGCCGGCATTTCATCGCGGGCCAGGGCCTCCCATCGGTCGCGGAAGATCCGGCCATTGATGCCATCAGTGGCGCCCAGCAGCTGCTCCACAGCCGCCATGATCTGCTCTGATTTGCTGCTCATGGTTTGTGTTCCTGAAGGGCGACGCCAAGCGCCACATTCGCGGCGCCGGCCAGGGCCGCCATGGCATCAGCCCGGGGGGCCTGGCAGCCGCCGCCGCCGTTGTGGCTGAGGCAGCTGGCCCAGTCGGTCACGCCCACTGCAGCGCTGCCCAGCAGGCAGGTGCCAGCGAATGCCAGGCATGGCCCCAGGAATCGATTCATCGCGGGTTGTTCAGCTCTTCAGTCGTGACGGCTGGGATCTGCAGCCGGATGTGCATGGCTGAACCCAGCACCGGGATCAGGATTGCGATCAGCGCACCAATGATAATCACCTGCGCCATGCGGGTTTCAAGAATCCGCTGTCGAGCAAACAACGCATCAAGGTCCTTTGTCAGTCGGACGACATCTTCCTTTCGCTCGGCCACCATGCCTAGCAGTGAATCGATCTTCCCGCCCAGTTCAGCGAGACGAACGTAGATATCCCTATGGGACACATCATCTGGCGGCATGGCGCTGCATCTGCTGGCTCAGTCTGACGATCCAGCAGCAGCCGCTACCGGCTGCAGCGCTGCGACGAATGGCGCCGGCAGGTTGCAGGCCGTGGCTTTCCAGACGATCCCCGCCAGGTCGGCCTGGGGCAGGCCGGAGGCGGCGAGGAACAGGGCCCAGCTCAGCGCAAAAGGCTGGTAGTTCTGGCGCAGTCGGGCCTCGTCCATTGCCGCCGGCAGGCCGGTCGTGGCGGGCTCGCCCTGGGGGTCGGCGCTGGCGCGGGCTGAGGTCATGGCGGCTGCCATCGGGGCGAACTGATAAAGCCACCCAGCAAAGCCCAGCCAGTCCGCTTTGGGCTCCGGCGGGGCGGGGGGCTCCGGCGGGGCGGGGGTGTGTAGTTCCCAACCATTGGCCTTAGGGTTGCCAATTCTCCTCCATGCGATGAGAAGAGAGTCGCTAAGGGTTCTGATTTCCCCGGTTTTAGTGTTAATATAAACAGAGAATGTATCAGGAAGAATTTCTTCTTTGGCCGGGGGGAGAAAGGGTTCCAAAATGTTTTCGATTTGGGGTGAATTTTCCATTAGGATATTATGCGGGGGTGAGTTATTGGAGTGGCTCCGTTCACGTTGGTGATAGTCTTGGCTCCGCGTAAATCTTGGATGTTTGAAACTAAGGGGAGGTAGAATGTCAGGGATTGTGGACGGATTTGATCGGGGGTAAAGCCTTTGGATAGTGATGTAATTTCGTCGTCATTTAAACCTGCTTTCCAGATTGCTACTTCTGAATAATTTGCATTTGAGTATTGAATGTAATATCCATAACCCGGCCCAGCAACTGCTTGTCCAGCGGGATACCCTGTAACACTTCTGCCTATGTATAAGTCTTGGGTTCCCCCGTTAGGTGGGGCCCGGTTATAACTTGTGGAATCTGTGAAACTGGTTCCAACTTGACTACCGTCAATAAATAGTCGCAGCGATGTTCCAAGTCTTGTAGCTAATATATTATATGTTATTCCGGTTGTAAAAGAAAAATTTACTTGATTTCGTAATTCAGCTGTGCCGTCAAACCTAAAAAGCATTAATGAGGAAGAAGCAACGCTTAACCACCAGCAGCAAGTAATTGAATTTAATCCTACACCCCCATTTGAACCTGATCCGAATATAATTCCGTGAAAGGGTGAATAACCACTAAAGCTATTTATTTTTATCGTATAAGACACCGTAAAATCATCAGTACCAAACTCAAAATCGGAACTTACTGGGGTGCTCAGATATTGATTAGTGCCATTTAGGGAGCAAGCCATCATGCCACCTGCCTAATTTCAACAGCCACTAACTGGGCATCCCCAATCATGGTGTCGTTAACGGCGTCGGCAGAGATCCTTGAAATCTTCAGCCGGTAGCGGTCGCCGGCTGCCAGGGAGTCGATGGCGGTGCAGGTGATCTCCGCCACCACCTCGACCCCGCTGGTGCCGCTGGCAGCACTGGTCACCTCCGTGGTCGTATCGAACGAGTCGGCATCCATGTCGGTGCCGCCTCTCTCAAACGCTGCGCTCCATCGAACATTGCCGCTGGTGGCCGTGTCCGCCATCCACCAGAGCCGCACCAGCAGGCCCGAGGTCAGCGTTGCGCCTTCGGGGATGACGCCCACGAAGACCACTGCTTCCGGGGTGGCTGCAGAGGCGTCGAACTCCAGGACCGCCACACCATTGCGGGTGTCGATTGTCGCGAAATTGGCGGCCGGCGGCTGGTTGTCGCGGGGCGTGAACCGCTGCAGGGTCTTGGTGCCGCTGCCGGTGGCCGTTGCGGTCAGCGTCCCAGCGGTCAGCGTCAGGCCCGACCCCACGGTGATCTCCTCCAGTGCCCCGGTACTGGCGGTGGTGCGCCCCAGCAGTCGGGCCGTCGCCATGGTCAGACCACTGGAGCCAATGGCGCCACTGGCGGCTGCGCCCAGGTTGCTCCGTGCCGTGCTGGCGCTGGTCAGGCTGGCCAGGTTGTCGGTGGCATTCAGCAGCAGACGCTCAGCTGCTGAGCTGTCGCGGTAGCGGAGCGTGTCGGCGACGGCGTAGACACCCCGCGCCGTTGGGCTGGCTGGGGCGCCAGATGGCACCGTGAGTCCCACGGACGCGCTCAGCACCGAGAACGCACCAGCGGCTGGGGTGGTGCCCCCCAGTGCCGGCGGTGTCGCTGCGTTGGCGGTGGCCAGGGTGCCGAGGCCCAGGCTGGTGCGCTGAGCGGCCGCATCGGCGGCGGTAACTAAGGCGCGGCCAGCAGCGGTAGACACACCCTGCCACCAGGCGGCGATAGCTTGGAAGACTCGCTGAGCAGTAAAGGCGCGGCGGGCTGTGGACGTACCATTCTCGGCTTCGGCTTGGCTGATGGTGGCGGCGGACCACTCCCGCGCATCGGTAAGTGCTGCATCGCCTGGCTGCACCGCCGTGTCAGCCTTCGCGCCCTGCGCTGCGCTCGCTGCGCCCACATCCGCGTAGCCCAGCACCACGGCGCCGATCTGACTGTTGACGCTCGTCACCGCGTCAGTCGGAACCGGCAGCTCTGCCCAGTTCGCCAGCTGACTGGCGTCGTCGCCGATCAGCACCCATGTGCGAGCGCGATCGGTCCTGATCGCCCAGTCGCCACGCTGACCCGACAGGGCCAGCATCGCGGCCTGACTGCTGACGGTCCCCAGGAACTCAGAGATCGCAATCGCCGGGATCTGACTGGTGGGCACCACCCCATTCACCAGATCAGCCTTCAGGCCCAGATCCGGCCTGCCGCTCAGGTCGCCATAGGCGCCCGAGGTGGCCACCCCGGCCAGGCCCGTGATTGTCGCTGCAGCCTGGGTTCCGGTGTGGGTGGCGCGATCCCTGAGCTGGGCGTCGGTGGCGTTGGCGGTGGCCCCAGAGGCGATGCCGTTCAACTTGGTCTTATCGGCTGCCGACTCCAAGCCGGCCTCTGATGTGGTCGCGACCGGCAGCTCCACATCTGCGCCGGTGCTGCTGCTCAGCGTCCGCGTTGCAGCGGTGAACGCCAGATCCGTCACAGGCGCCAGGGCGGCAATCGCGGAAGCGGCAGCGTCCACCGTCGTGCCCGCCTGATCCATCGGCACCCGCTCGGCGCCGGTCAGTGCCACCGCGTTGGGCAGGTTGGTGATCGTCGTGTCAGCCATGGGTCAGGCTAGGAAGCCAGGGTCACCAGATAACGGCCGTCCTGGGTCACCAGGCGCAGGCCGCTCAGGGTGGTGATGTTGTTGCTGACGGCTTCGATCTTCATCAGCGGCACCTTGCAGAACGCGCCGTCATCGAATCTCATCGGCTGATGCTCGACCTTGAAATTCTCGCCGTTGACTGCGATGGTGTCGCCATAGCTCAGGCCGCCAAAGGCCAAGGTCTGCACAGTCAGCAGATAATCAATGAAAACCGCCTCACCGCCGAGGGCGATCTCGCTGTTCTGATCGAGAATCCCCACGCCAGAAACGGCCCCGGCGGTCACAGGAACGCCGAAGCCGTCAAGGTCCAGGAAGACGCTGAGATCCTCGGTGAAGGCCATCAGTCCGCAGGCTTCCTGGGTTTTGCCTCCCGTGCCGGAAGGGGTTCAATAATGCCCAGCTCCACCAGGGGGGCCGCTTCTGCTGTGGGGAGAGAAATGGTGCTGCCATCCTCGTGGATAGCAGCACCGTCATCAATCGGTCCCAGCAGGATCCGGTACGCGCTCATCAGGCCACAGCGGCCTTGATCAGGTAGCCAGCGGCCTGGCCAGCAATCACAGGAGCTTCGGCCCGGGTAACAGGGAAAAACTGCGACTTGTGGTTGCGGTCCATGTAGGGCTGTTCGGCCAGCGGATAACCCGACAGGTTGTAGGTATATCCAAAAGTCGGGGCGCCGTAGGAGGCCACTCCAGCCGATTCCGTGTAGGCCAAGACCACGTCCTTGCCCCAGCAATCACTCAGCACGGTGCCGGCGTCGTTGGATGTCACCGCTTCGCCGATATACCAGTTGGGGATCCCGGTGAGTTCGGACAGAATGCCAAGGGTGGCAACTTCCCGGCCGGTGTACTTGGTGTAATCGCGCAGGGTGGGGTGGTACTTCAGCGAAGCCCATACGGCAGGGCCCATGACGCCTACGTTGGGGCGGCGACCAATGCCGGTGCGGATGGCTTCCTTGCCGGTCTCGATGGCGGCCAGCGGGTTGCTAACGCCAGAGGTCTGGTCAGACCATTGAGCGGTGCCGGTCAGGGTGGTCCGATTGCTGCTCAGGTGGTTAGCCAGGGTGGTCGCCAGGGTGGCCTGGGCGATCTCAAGGCGCAGTTGCAGGATCCGGCTGGCGCCGTTGATGGCCACGGCGGCATGGTCAAGGCTGAAACTGGAGTTCATGCCCTCCTGTTCAATCTCGATGGGCACCTTGCCTTCAATGGAATAATCCACCAGGGCATAGGTTGAGCCGCTGTAGCCAAACTGCACCCGAGGAGTGGAGGATCCGGGGGCGCGGTTGAGGCCTGCGTACTGCATGAAGGCCTCCCGACCGAAAGTCAGGATCTGGCCGCCACGCAGGGGCACATCGACAGCAGGGAACAGGTAGTTGCCCACCAGGTCGTTCTGCTGAATGCCTTGGGCAATGGAGCTGAGGACGGGGTTAACAACCCGTGCCTGAGAGGGAGTGAGTTGGGGCATCGGGGGTTACCTCAGTTGGGGATGACGAAGACTTCAAGCGTCGAGCCAGCGCCGGCTGCGCTGGTAAGGGCCCGGCCCACAATTGCGCCGGAGGATCGCGTGATGTATCGGCCGGACGAGTCGAACTCAAGCAGTGCGCCAGCGGTGACGGCTGCACCGGCTTCGCCAATCGCCACACCAAGCAGCACCACGGCGACGGAGTCACCGCTGGCGCCGCCAGTGGTGCAGGGGTAGCCGTTGCCAGCGGCAGAGACGGCGGCGCCAGTGAGCAGAACGCCCCGGTACTGAGTCGCGGTCGCAGAGAGAGTGATCGTCTCCTGCAGCAGGGTCACTTCACCTACAGCCATGATCAGTTACCTCCGTTGGGGGATTGAACCGCCTTGACGGCGGAGAGATAGTCGACGCCAGGATTTGCGGCCTGGTAGGCCTTGGCGGCAACGTCCAGCGCGGCAGCGTCGGTCTTGGCGTCGATCACGCCGTTGGCTCCGAGTCGGGAGTCTGACCCGGCGTCTTCAAGAGCAGGAGCGGCAGCCTGGGGCACGGCATCAATGGCGTCATCCAGGCGGGCCTGGGCGATGCCCTGCTGGCGCACGCGATCAGCAGCAATCACCTGCATGGCCGCCTCGGGGCCAGTGGTCCGGCCGTCAGCGGCCAGCTTTTCAATCAGGCCTTCATGGCCAGGCAGCGACTGAGCTTGAACCGCGGCGATGCGGTCACGCTCACCGGCTGCGCCTTCGGACCGCAGCACCGCCGCAGCCTCCGGATTTTCAGCCGCCCATTCGGCAGCCAGCTGGTTGTGATCCATAGAAAGTCTCGGTGGAGAGGGGAGTGATGCGGAAACCCGGGAGGTGGTCGCCGCGCGATCGTTGATCTCAGTGATTACATCGTTCAGGGTAGCGATGCCATCCACAAGGCCCGCATCGATGGCCTGCTGACCGATGAACACCCGGCCGTCTGCCATGTCAGCGATCACCTTGTCAGCCGAAACACCACGCTGGGCGGCAACGTCACCGACAAACAGGGAGTAGAGGTAATCCACCTGATCCTGCATTGACTGCCGCCCGGATTCCGTGAGCGGCCCGTACTGGCTGGTAATCCGCTTGTAGCGGCCGGCGACTATCTCGGTTGTCTTGATGCCCAGGGCCTGCTCACGCTGCGACACATCCACATGGGACGCCACCACGCCAATGCTGCCAACCTGGTCAACGCCAGAGCTCACGTAAACCCGATCAGCGGCAGAGCCGACCCAGTAGGCGGCGCTGGCCATGGTCCCATCGCTGTAGGTGGCGATCGGCTTCACGCCGCGGGCAGCCATCACCGCCGAAGCGGCCGCCATCGTGCCGCCCACGGCGCCGCCGGGGGAGTCCACCAGCAGCACAATTGATTGCACCGCCGGATCATTCAAAGCGGTTTTCACATCACGGGCAAACAGCTCGGTGCTGGTGCCGCCACTTACCTGGCTCATCAGGTTCATGCGGGGCGCCATCACGCCGCGCAGCGGGATCAGGGCGGCGCCATCCTGAACCTGGTAGCCCTGCGGCTGGTTCTGCAGCTGCCGGCCAATGCGCGCCTCAACGGCGTCGAGGTCGATCGATTCGCCACGCAGATGGGCGGCATAGATGGCCTGAATCTCTATCAGGCGGTCGGGAGCGATCGCCCAGGGCTGATAGAGAACGTCGAGGATGTTCATGGGGTCAATCTAGGGGCGGCTCCGTAGGGTCCACCTGCTCGCCGGGGTCGTTGTTTTCTTGCTCTGGGTTGGCCTGGTCGGTGGGGTCCGGCTTGCCAGCGGGTGGTGGCGCCGGCATCCCTGGCGATCCCGGCTGCATGGTGATGGGGGCCTCGAGGCCAGCTTCCACCCGCTCGTCGCGCACCCGAGCGCTTGTGCGGTGCTTGGCCTCCCAGTCGCCGCCGTCGTAGGCGAGAATCTCCTCGGGCAGGGTGGTCTGGCCCATGTCGATGCGAAGCTTTGCCGCGGCGGCTTCCTTGGTTGGGTCCAATGCGCCGGGGCCATCGCCACTCCAGAACGACCCCAGCCAAGCAGCCCTGATCATCGGATCCGCCAGAAAACCCGGGGCGGATAGATGGCCCATTGCGACGCCATCGGCAATGATCTCCTCATAGACCGGCTGACAGAAACGCGATGCCTTGCGGAATCGCCGCACCTTGTAAGTGCGCCAGGCGTCCATCAGCGCCGCGCGGCTGGCTGAGTAGCTGGCATTGAAGGCTTTCAGCAACACATCACGGGGTAGGCCCAGTCCCATCGCGATCTCGTTGTTCACCGCTAGGAAAAATTGTTCAAAGGCAGGGTTAGGGCGCCCCGGGGTTGGCGCCGTGATCGACTCGCCGGGCAGGGTGCTGATCACCCGGCCGGATTCAATGGTGCCATCCCATCGCTTGGCGTTGTCGATGTAGGCGCCCTGGGCGTCCGCGTCAAACAAATCACTGAACGCGTCGGGATCCATCGTGGCAAATACTGCGTTAGCCGCTGCGTTGACTGCTGCGTCAACCTCGGCATCGGAGTAGCGGTCAAGCTGCTTCACTTTGGCGATGATCGACGCCAGCCAGGGGACACCTCGAGTTTGATCCGGCCTCTCCATGTGCATCAGGTGAAGCACATTGCGGCGCCCTGTCTTGCCGTAGAAAGGCACTTCGCGCCAGTTGATCGGCTTTAATCCGATCACCCGGCCAGGGTGGCGGTCTGTAATCCAGATGCTGCTGGGGATCCCGTTTTTCCTGACGACGCCCTGCGTCATCTCGTCGGTGTCCATGGCCCGATCCTTGTTGCAGACGCGATCAGCTTCAACAATCTGAACCGCCAACTGGTATGGCCAGTTAGGCGCCTTGGACTTCACCAGCAACGCGAAGGCGTCGCCAGATTCCAGCTCGCTGCGCTCTGCCAGGTCTTGCATCTCATAGAAGCTTTGGCGTTGGCTGACATCCGCAAACTGCGAAGCGGCCCAGGTGTTGAAGTACCGCTCGAATTCTTTTTGCTTGGCGCTGGCCTCGTCATCGCTCAGGCCCAGCAGGTCGGCGTCAATGCGGCTTTGCACTGACAGGCCCGTGCCCACCACATAGGTGACCATTGTCCCAACGGCGCCTCGGGCAATCGGGGCATTGCGCGCCAAGTCGCGGGAGCGCCCGCGCATCTCGCGCAGGTCGTAGATCGTGTCTCCGTCAGCATCGCGCACGCCCGGCGACCAGTTGGCAAAGCGCTGGCTGTAGGCCCCGCCGACATAGCCGCCAGAGCGGGCCAGGGCGGCGCGAGCCTGGTCGCGCTCCAACGCCCACCGGGGAGAAATCCTAGTGATCAGGCGATCAAATAGGGGCGGCTTCTTTGCCATCAGAAATTAGGGGCAGGAACAACAAACCGGCCGCGCCGTTGTCTGGCGCTCAAGTCTTGAACCCGCTGGTTCCAGAGGGTAATGCCGGCTTGCACCGACGCCAGGTCGGCCCGCCTCAGGCGGCGATTGCCGATCACGTATTCCTGGCCGCCAAGGATTGCGGTCTCGGCGGCCAGGTAGGCGTCGAGCTGCGCCTGCGCTGTGGTTAGGGTGATGCCTGCCATAGGGTCAGGCTAGCCAGCCCGACCTACCGGCTCCAGCCCTTAAGGGACAGCGGGCCCCCGCTGTCTGCCTTGCTGCCGCCCACCTGCTGCTCCAGCTGATCCCACATCGTCGCCCGGTTATACCTGCGAGCGACCAGCTGCAGGGCGGCGTAGGCCATCCGGGTGCAGTCGCCGGCTTCGTCTCTGGAGCCGGGGGGCAGGTCCCACTTGTATTCTCTGCGCTCCTTGGTCTTGGGGATCCACTTCCACGGGAACAGCTCGCGCAGGAAGTCATCGGTTGAGGCGGTGCCGAAGTGCAGGTAACCGGGACCCGGCTGCTCCACCCTGAGCTGCTTCTTCAAATGGTTCACGCTGTTCGTGTATCCCACGGTGTAGACCTTGGCTCCCTTGGCGACCGTCTGGTTCTTTCGGTTCACCTCCACCGGCTTGCCTTTCTGGATGATCGGCAGATCCTTGAGGCCCGATCCCTTCATGGCCACCCATCGATCGGTGCGGGTTCGGCAGTAGTCGGCCACTGCCTTACTTGAAAGGCCGCCGTGGTCAATGCCGCCCAGGGCAATGCGCATTTTCCCGCCATCCTGCCGGGCCCACGTGGTCTGGCTCAGTTGGTCCAGCTGCTCCCACACCTCAGCTTGCTGAGGGTCGCCATCGATCTCGAAATGGGCAATGTGCCAGCCCTCCTCGCCGCGGCCCCAGCCCCAGACGGTCAGCACCAGGCGCTCGCCAACGGTGCCGCCGCCGCCCTGCACGTCCACGCCAGCAGTGAGCACCAGCACGCCGGTAGGGATTGACCATGTTTCGCCGTTCCAGGGGTAGCCATTGCCGAACCCCTCGTTCTTCCGGCGCTCCGCCAGCCCTTCCCCGGTGAGCTTGCTGGTGATGGAGTCTTCCCATGGTACCCCTAGGTCAGTGTTGTGGAAGGTCTGCATGGGGTCCGTGTTGCCCATCTTCATCTGCTCGATGGCCGTACGGTGACGGCTCACCAGCTCCGGCCACATGGCGGCCCGGTGGTAGCTCATGCCGGGCCCCACCTGCTGGGATCGCCAGACCGGCACGCCATTGCGCAGCACCTGCTTGCTGCGGTCCAGGCCCAGTGGGCACGCCCAGCCGGCATCCTCGTCCATCTCCCGCAGGTGGCTGTAATCGATCGGCGTTTCGCAGTTCTCGCAACTGATCCGGCCCTCGTCCGGCCCTTCCTTGATGAACCGCTCCCACTTCAGTTGCTGGTAATGCCGGCAGTGCGGGCATGGGTAGTAGCGGTACTGCTGATCGCCTTTCTTGAAGGACTGCTCCATGTAGTCGTTTGGATAGATCGGGGTGCCGCCGATCGTGAAGAACGGATCCCAGATGTTGCCGGCCCGCTGGAACAGGTTGCCGATCGTGTCGCCCTCTGGGCTGTCGTAGGTGGCTGGCTCCTCAAACAGGATCGGGCTTCGCTCCACCCGCCGGCCGGATCGCGGGGTGGCGGCGCTCACCAGGTGGATCAGGGCGCCATTCACCAGCTGCTTGAAGTTGTAGGCGTTCTTCGGCGCCCCCTTGACCTTCCTGTTACTGAGCATCCCCTTCAGCCGTGGGATGCCGTGGTTGTCATCAAACATCGAATCGATGTCTTCGTGGCTGTAGGTGTCAACCTCAGAATCCGTAGGCTGCACCAGCATGATTTTGGACGGGCGCCAGTCGGTGAAGAACGAAATCACAGCCTTCACGTACTCAGACCACCCGACTCGCGACGGCTTCTGACACACCATGCACTCCACCTCTGGATCGGTGGGCGCCAGGAACCAATCCCGCTGGTACGGCCTGGTGTACCACCGCTGCCGCCCGTCCGTGGCGCTGGTGATGTAGTAGTGCTGATCCGAGTATTCCAGCATCGTCATCGGCGGGCGAGGCTTGACCTTTTCCGCCAGCCGCTGGGCCATCTTTCGCACGCTGCGGTCAATCATTCCGGTAGCTCCTCAAAGCCATGAGACGCCACCGCCTCGAACACGTCGGCAATCATGCGCTCAATCTTCTCAAGCTCTCTATGCGTCAGGTGCGGGATGGCCGCTTTGATCTGCTTGTGCAGGGATCCCGCCTTTGTTGTCAGCTGGAGCAGCACGGCGTTGTAGGCCATCTCCATGTCTTCGATGTATGCCAGTTGGCCGGCCTTCACCTTTCTGTCCATCTCAGCGATCAGCCGTTTCTCTCTTTCGTGAAGGGCTCGCTCGTCATTGAAGTTCGGCACCTCGCCGGGCAGCGGTAGCTCAACCGGCTCAACCGGCTGGCGTCGCGAGGGCAGTGGCTTGGCCGCCGGAGCGATGGGTGCATCCCGCTTCGCGGTCGGCTGCTGCGCTTCGCTCTGGTTCTGCCCCACCCGCGCCAGGTATTCGCTCACCAGCAGATCGCCATCCACCCGCAGCGGCTTGGCCTGCAGGATGCACGGGCTGCCCTGAAGCGCCCCACGTTCGCAGAGCTTCTCCAGGTTCTGGCGGGTGCAGCGGCGTCCGGTCTGAGCCTCGATAAGCTCGGCGCCCTTGGTGCTGTTCAGCTGGTTCGGCATTGCAACCACGCTAGCCAGCCGGTTGCAATGGGGTTGCAGTCGATAGTCCGACCTGCTCAGGCAAGCGCAAGCGCCAGTTGTTGGCCTTCTGGCCGGCGGATCACCCGGCGGATTCGCTGCAGCTTCAGTTGATCAAAGAACGGCTGAGATTGGTACCACCGCTCCATGTCGTGGCTGCGCTTGCTGGTGTTGCACCTGGAGCAGGCCGGCACGATGTTCCCAAGTCGCAACCTTATTGAGAAGGGTTATCAACAGTGCAAGCGTGGTTCGAATACCCCCACAAATCCAGGACTTCGGGAGGACCCAATCACCGGGCCTGCCTTGCCTGTTCCGCTGCCAGAGCCTTGGTGAACTCGCGCGGAAAAGCTCGTTGATATTCAGTCCATGCAAGTGAATAGATATTGAACTTCCGTTCATAGTTGGGCTGATCCACTACAAACAAGGCAGGCACAAAGCCGCGCCGATAGCCAACCGTCATAGGTCGACCTGGGCTGCCGCTGCCCTTGCCTGTCCCGCCCTTCGGTCCCGGCCCAATGCGGCGAGCCACATACCGCGCGCCTTCGCCCATGCTTCCGTAGCGCACGAAAAAGTCGGACTGAGCGCGCTTGGCCCGAGATCGGCGGCTGTTGCTGGCGTTGCTGGTTGACCCCTGCCCGGCCCCACCGGCGGCCTTGATCCTGGACAGGATGAGGCGGTATTCGGCCCCGGGCAGGTTGCCCTGAGCATCGAGGGACACCCCGTCGCGGTTGGGAGTGATGAACTGATCCCCCCCGATGACGCCAGCCCTGCGCATGGCCAGCTCGGTGGACTTGGGCCGGCGATCACCTCCACGACCCAACAGGCCCATGTAACGACCAGAGGGCACGCCCCGGCCCTTGGGCGTGAAGCCGATGTCTGTGGGGCTGTTGTCGCCGTAGTTCCAGCCGACGGCAGCCACCAGCCGATCACGATCGGCGCGCCAGTAACGCAGGCCCCTGGTCGTCCAGGGCGTGGGCCCACCTTGGATCTGCGGGAAGACGGCACTGCCAAGCCTGGTCTTTGCGGATGCTGCCGCCTTGCTCATGGCAATCGCGGTGATCTTGTCGGCCTTGCCGGTCAGCAGCGCCAGGGTCTGCTGAATCTGGCTGATGCCGGTGGTTTCAACCGATAGGCGAAGCACCCTTGACCTCTCGAACCATAAGCACAGCTTGCCGAGGGTGGAGCTGCGCCCAGAGCCAGGCCGCCGCCCATTCCGATCGGGCTGTGATGCGGTGATCCTGGGTGCGGCCGCGCGCAATCTCGATGGTGACCCAGTAGGGACTCAGCGGTTCAGGCATCGCAGGTAACGGGCCCACTGCTCAACAGTCAAGACAATGCGCCAGGTGCCGCCCCGGAAGCGCACCAGGGTGGCGGCGTGATCGGCCTGAGCGTTGATGCGCTGCTGCTCAGCTTCTGGCGGCTTGATGCGTGCGGCGGCGGCGGTATCTGCCCAGGACGCCACCTGCACGACATGGCCAGGGATCCCGTCAAGGTCGCCGGTGTCATCCTGGCGGCCGGCGCCCAGCTTCCGGCGGACGGGCAGGCCCAGCACCTGCATCAGGTGGGCGGCGGCCTCAAGCTCGGCCCGGTCACCCTTGGCCTTCTGGGGGTTGGTCATGGGATCAGGCTGCCAAGGCTGAGTCAAACAGCGACGTCGACTGCCCCTCGGCCTGCTCCAGGAATCGGGCGGCCTGGCGTGCGTACTCGGGCTTTAGTTCGACGCCGATGTAGCGGCGGCCCATCTTTACGGCCTGGTAGCCGGTGCTGCCGATGCCGTTAAACGGGTCCAGCACCAGGTCGCCTGGGTTGCTGTAGAGGGTCAGGCATCGCTCAATCAGGTCGAGTGGCATAGGGCAGATGTGCTTCTCATCTTTGTCGCCCTTAAATCGAGCGTTCAGCACCTTGGTCTGCATCGTGTCCATCCACACGGGCGATGCCCATTGCTGCCACTGATCCAGCGTGAACTCATCGCGCGTGTGCTTGACGGGCTCGCCGACATTCTTCCCTTTTGACTCTTTACGCATGACGAGAATGTACTCAGGCATCCCCATAGCGCTAACGCGGCTGTTCTCCCTGATATTCTTGTAAAGCAGCCGCTCGTGCTTGGTCTTCTGCATCTCGCGCACCGGATCGCGCCAGATTGTCACCCTGGCACGCAAGCAGAAACCGGCGCCGCGATAGTTGCGGCTGACCTCGTCGCTGAACGGAAACAGACCACCTTCCCCCGTCTCGCTGCTGTTCTGATAGAAAACCGTATCCTTGACATGATCGCAGATCACAGCGCCAGGTTTCAACACGCGGAACAGCTCTTTGGCCATGTAGGAGTGATGCTCCAGAAACTCTTCGTGCGAGGCACTGTTGCCCATGTCTCGCTCGGAGTCGCTGTAGATGTAGAGCGAACTGAACGGAGAACTAAACACAGCAGCATCAACGCACTCGTCAGGCATTCCGGCCAACAGCTCAACGCAGTCGGCGTTGTAGATGGCCCAGTTTGAGCCTTCGTAGTCGGGTTTCATGGTTTGACAAATGATGGGAGTGTGACCTTTGGAGCTCGTGTGTATGCGCGCCTAAGAATCGCTTCTTGCTGTGATGACAGCATCGACTGAGCCATAGCGCGCTTCATGCGCTGATGGTCTTGGGCCTTGCGTTGGACGTTGTTCCAGATCGCGGTTTCCGTGTCGCTGATCACGACGTGGCAGGTGACTGGCTGGGTCTGCCCATAGCGCCAGGCGCGGCGCACGGCCTGGTAGTGCTGCTCATAGCTGTGGCTGACGCTGGCGAATACGACCGTGTTGGCGTGCTGCCAGTTGAGGCCTAGACCAGCCAGCTTGGGCTTGGAAACGATCACGCGACGCCGACCAAATGTGAAGTCGTCCAATGCGGCAATCTTCTCTTCTGGGTCCATGGATCCATGCACTTCGATCGCGTCCGGGATGGACTGGGCCAGCGCTGATGACTCGCTATTGGTTTCACACCAGACGATTACGGCGCCGTCGGCGGCGTTGGCGATCTCGGCGGCCTTGGCCACCCGATCATCCATGGTGAGCCGCTTTTCCCTGTGGATCGTGGTGGCGCTGCCATCGGGGATCCTGAACAGCATCCCGTCGGGCACGTCCACGGTGATATCAGCCGAGACCGTGTGCAGCTCATAAGTGAGCGGCAGGAGCACGAATCCAGAATCGTCGCCGCCCAGATCGGATGGCAGCGTGGCAGCCCTGGCCCAGCTGGCCACCCAGCTCCAGAAGTCGGCGCGAGCGTGGCCCTTAAGGCGATAGCCGCCCATGGTGGTTTGATCGCTGATGAACCAACGGGAAAGCATCTCTGGGCCGGGCATGACACCAAGGAACTCCGCGTGCTGGCCAAGCTCCATGTGGTCGTTGGGCGCCGGCGTGGCAGTGGCTGCCAGCCGGTACGGGGTTGACGCGAAGGCATCGCAAAGCAGGCGCTTTGTGGGCCCGGTGAATGCCTTGAGGATGGAGCTCTCGTCCAGCACGACGCCGCCGTAGGCGCTGGGGTCCAGCTTCGGGAGGCGTTCGTAGTTGGCAATGTTGACGCCTGGCCCGGCTTCTGATTGCTCGCGGATCACGCGGGCATCGACGCCAATGGCAGCGCACTCGCGTTGCATCTGCCTGGCCACCGCCAGCGGGGTCAGGATCAGCGCTGGCCGGCCGGACTGCTGGGCAAACTCAGCGGCGGCAGCGGCCTCGACCCTGGACTTGCCCAGGCCGGTATCCAGGAAGGCGGCAGCCCTGCCCTTCTCGCAGACGAACTGCAGGGTGGCCAGCTGATGCGGAAACAGGCTTGGCCACTGGTTGGCAGGGGTGAACCCGTGCGAGGCCGCAGCGGTTCCCTTGGAGGCGATGAACGCCCGGTAATCGGTGATGGTTTTCACCCTTCCCCACCCCACCGTGTCATGGTGAAACCCGCCACCGAATCCCGGCGCAGCAGGGCATGAGCCCCGCCGGTCACGGGCCTCAGGCAGTCGTGGTTCGGCAGGTTGCGCAAGACGCGCACCAGGTAGAGCGCGCCGTCAGGCCCGCGCCAGAGATCACCAGGGCGGAACCGGTTGGCGTGCGGGTTGGTCTGCAGGCCCCAGAAGGCTGCGGGAGCTGCGGTGGTCATGCCGGCGGCCCCCCGATGATCCTGGCCAGGGTGTCAAGGCTGATGACACTGACGCGGCCGCGCGCCATCCATTCGCGTTGCTGGCCAATCAAGGCCAAGATTTCGGCCTGCCTGTCGCGGCGGCCCCGTTCGTAGGCAGCAGCAATGGCAGTGCAATCGGTAGCGTCCTCAACAGCGGCGGCGGCAGATTCGATCAGCTGGTTCAGCTGCTGGCGAACGCGCTCCAGGGTGGCGCTCATGGCTGGCGCTCCTCCAGGCTGGACAGGAAGGCGTGGACAATCTCCGCCTCTGGCCCTGCCAGCTGGCGAGCAGCCTCGCGGGCCTGCTGCAGGGTGGGCGCCAGGGGCGGCGGGCTGTGGAGGTTGTTGGCCAGATTGGTCAGCCGCTCCCATGGCCCGGCGCCTGGGAGCTGCTGGTGGGTGCGGTCGGGGCTGATCGGCACCCCATCGCGCGCCAGCTCCATGGCGGCGCGAATGTGCGCGGCGACGTGAACGCGCACGCTGTTGCCGGCGAGATTGAAGCGCTCAAGCAAGGCGCCAGCCTCGATGTAGAGGTCTGGAAACTCGGGGTGACGGCTCATTTGGGCACCTCGGCGGCCTGGCAGAGGAACTGCACGGCATCGGTCAGCGTGAGGGGCCGGCCGGCCTGCTGCTCAAGGACCAGCAGTTCGGCGCTGAGGTGGGCCAGCAGGCCCCGGCAGGTGTTCTGCTGCCAGCGGGGCTCAGCGCCCACCAGCTGCAGGATTTCGTGGAAGGCTTCGGTGGTGCGACCCAGCAGCGTGGCCTGATCGCTGGTGCCGTCGTGGGCGGTGGTGTTCATGGCTTGGGCGGGCTAATGGTCCAGAAGGGTTTGCCTGTGGAGCGGGTGGCGGAGCCATCGGCCTCACTGCGCTTCTTGGTGGACTTGAGCAGGGCGTCGATTTCGGCCACCTCCTGGGGGTATTCCCAGCGGGTGCGGCCGGCTGACCATGCGAATGACCAATCGTTGTGGCTGAAGGACGGATCGATGTCGCCGGATTCATGCCGCCGGCTGAGCTCATCGAGCAGGACGGCCAAGCTGCCCTCCAGTTGGGCAGCTGCGGCCTTGGCCTGCTGGATCTGATCGAGTAGCTGGTCTGTGTCCAGCTGCTCTGGGTCGAGAGTCTGAGCGGTTTCAGCCATGGGAGACGACGACGGCGAAGAATGCGGCAAAGCCTGCAAGCAGGGCCCAGTCGCCTGAGGTAAAAGGCATGGCGGGGGATGGGTGATGGGGTTTTGGTCGGACTTCCGACCGCCTGACCTTAGCCGCACGGTATGGCGAGCCGCAACCTCTGGGGGCTGCGGCTCGGGCTGCTGATCAGGAGCCGGCGCGCTCGTCCTGGGTCGCCAGGTCGTGGCAGCGATCGCTGAGGTACCAGCCCCAGCCGTGCTTGGTGATCAGACCACGGTTGCGGAGCTTGATGAGCGCATTGCGGATGGTGCCCCGGCACCACCAATCCGCCAGGTTCCGCTCCAGGTCGCCAGTGCGGCAGCCGTTGACGTGGCAGCCGCGATCCCGTGGCGCCACGGTGCGGGCGTAGTAGATCTCACGGACGATGGCGCGCTCTGAGGGCCAGAGGTCATCAAGGGTCTGCACCTGCTTGCGACGGTTCGGCGAGGCCGAGAGGCCGGGCGGCGCGACGTGATGGCGCTGGGGCTGCTGCAGCTGTTCAAGAAACCAGCCGTCCATCCAGACCGCAAACTCTGGGGATAGCCAGCGGGCCAGATCGACGGCGAGGCGGGGATGCACCCAGGTGCCGCGGAGATGGTTGGGGCCGGTGGTGGTGGTGAGCACCAACTGGTCGGCGGGAAGGCTGAGCGAGGCGGCCAGGGCCTGGATGTAGGCCGTGGAGGTGTCGAGCCTTTCGTAGTTGTGCCACCGCTTGCCATTGGCCTGACACATGGTCGTGGCATCGGCGTAGCCGTCGCTGTCGCGGCGGCTGATGGGCGCGTCATTCCATGTCCTGACGCTGAGGCCTGAGGCGTTCATGTTTGTTTCCGCTGTAGGGCGCCGGGCATCGCTGCCTGACATCTGCAGCATAAGCACACCGCTCTGCAGCCTGTCAACAGCAAGGGGGTCAGCTCAGATGTGAGCCGACCCCCTTGCCTGGAATGGAACCGGGCCTCCGATACGGTTTCAGGCCGCCGCCTACGCAACAGCGACCACCGCGTCCGTCCTTACGGATGGGACCGACCCGGCAGGGCAATCGTAAAGCCCCTTATCAAGGATCCTACCGGCACGGTATGGCGACCGACAACCCTCAGAACGGCGCCGGGTCAGAGTCGGCAGCCCGAGCCCGCCAGAGAGCCCAGGCCGCCGCCCACGCTGTGCGGCACTCCTGCAGGCTGTAGAGGGGGCTGAAGGTGGTCTGGCCAGGACGACACCAGATCGTCTGTCCAGCGTCGTAGTGGACCCCGTGGGTGGCCTCCAGGGCCATGTAGCCCCCGAGTTGGGCGGCTGTGGAGTAGGTCGATCCGTTCTCCCCCAGGCTCTTGAGGTCGGCCAGGATCCGCCGGCCGTCTTCATCGATGAACGCGGTGTCGTAGGTACCGGCCACCCGGCGGCGCAGGCAGCAGGTGGGGCGCTCGCTGGCGATCACCTGCACGGCGCTCCAGCGCTCGTGATGGATCAGCGGCTGAATCCAGTCCTGGTAATCGCCTGTGGCCAGGGTCACCAGCTCCTGCAGCTCGGCAGCTGTGCCGGGGTTCGTGGGGCAGAACGACAGGCCCAGCATCAGCTCCAGGGCCCGGTGACAGCTGTTGCCCCTGGGCTCCCAGATCGAGCGGGTGGTCTCAATCCGATCCATGGCGAAATCGCTCTTAAGCACCGACAGGACGCCGGTGACCGAGACCGGGAACTCCACCTCCCCCAACCAGTACCGGTGCTCAGGGTCTCGGCGGTGCAGGCCGGGGATGGGGGCTAGCC